CTCTTTCTTTTTTAGTTAGGCACACCAGCTTTCGTTAGAAAAGCTTTTAGCTCTTCGTCTGACATTTGGTCTGGTGCTTTTGTTAAGTCTAAATGCTTAGCGGTGCTACCATCTGGCCTAAGACCAGTTGAGCGAGCTTGCTTAGCAACATTTTTTGCTGCTTCTGCAACCTTTCGGCTGCCAATCGCTTCAGATAATTCCATCGCTGCGTCTACATAATCCGCATAACGTATATCAGGATTTGCTACTTGTCCAGTGGCTTGATTGTAGCCAACTAACTGTAGGTACTGAGTGTTAAGGGCGTTTGCAACAGCAGGATTAAAATTTTCTTTGTCGTTAGGGTTCAAAACAGCATATTTGCTTTCAACCTTTGGTGCGTCTAATTCTACCCGAGTATGAAACTGAATTGATTTAGCTTGTTCCAGTCCTTGTGTATATGCCGTTTGGCTTACCGTTTGTCTATCTTCTTCCAGTCGTTTTATCACTTCTGGGTCAGCGTCTAGAGCTTGGTTATAGTCTAATCCACTTTGTTGGGGGGCAACCACTTCTGGTTGTTGCTTAATCTTTTCAAGTAACTGTTGGATTCGTAGATTTTCCCGATGAGATACAGGTGGGTCTTCTTTTGCGACTTCTTCCACTGGCTCAGGGGCCTCTTCTGGCTCTTCTACTTTTTCCTCTTCGGCCTCTTTAGGCACTTCTGGTTCTTCACTAGGGGACTCTTCTAGTGGTGGGTTGCCCTCTATCGCTTGGGCTAACTCTTCATCGGTCATTTGACTTGCGTCTTTGTCCATATACTTCCTTTGTTAATTTTACTACCCCACGTTTAGGCTTTTAGCCAAAGAACGGGCGACTCTTATACTAAGATAGTACAACTTTTTTAAAAATTGGTAAAGAGTTTTCATCAGTACCAACTAATATAACATCACTAGGTATTATCTGGGCATGAGTACCGTAGTCGGTTTCAGCTATTAACATATTACCCTGGAGCTTCCACTCTTTAGGTTTTAGCTCTACCATACTAGCTCTTATCTCTTCTTCAGTACCATGCTTAAAAACCTTGGGTGGTTCTTTACCATGTTTACGATAAAAGGCTTCTATACGTTGTTCTTCATTCACCTTTAACTGCCTTATTAGCGTTTTCATAGCTGTCTATTATCATTTTAAGTTCACCTATAACAATGTTAGCAACTTCCCATTGTTTACCTCTTTCTAAACTATCTACACCAGTTAACGGCCTACCATCGGGTAGGGCTTTTTGGTAGAAGTCTATTCTAGATTGCATTATCTCTTTGAGTTTTTTGAACTCTTTACTTTTAGAGAATCTAGCCATCCGTTTTTCATCGTCTAGAACTTCTTTGTTAACTTCTATCTCTGGTAAGTCTATACCGTAGTTGTCTCCTATAATACCGTTCATTTATACCTCCTATAAACTTTTTATAATATCGGCTGCACTAGCTATAGTTTTATCTCCAAACACAGCGTCTCCACCAACTGCAACTTCTTCTTCAGGTTGTTGTTGTGAGAGTTGTTGCATCATCTGTTCTTGGCCCATTTGTTCTTGTTGCATCTGTTGCTCAGCAGCAAGTTTTTGTTCTTGCATAGCTTGAGCTTGAGCCATTTTCTGCTCTTCTTGTTGCTGTTGGAGTTCTTGAGGGCTAGGGCCATCTGTTACGGTTATAAACTCGCTGGCTCCCTTAATATCCATCAACTCTTCATATTGGTTCATTATAGCTCCCCAGTTTACGTCTATTCTTGGGTCATCTTTAAATTGGTTTTGGAACTTAGCTATATTGTTCATTATACGTTCTAGCTGTTGGAGTTGGTCTTCTTTACTCATCTTAGCAGTAGAATCGGGGGCGATGTTGAATCTATACTCAACTCCCTTTAATTGGCCTGGTTTGATGTTTAGAGTACCAGCTGTCATAGTCTCATCCATCTCAAACTTACCCGAGAAGAGTTCTAGTACGTTTTCCATACCAGCTCGTACTATATCTTTAATATCATCTTGGAATAGTTCTACTGGGATACTCTCAGTACCGATATTAACTACTAAGCTAAAGAATCCATCTGTTAGTTGTTCTATAGCGGTTTCTAGGTGTCTACGCTCAGCACCGTCTCTAGTGGCTTCTTTTTCTGTATAGTTAGTTATAGCAGCAGGGGTTTTACCTTGGCTAGGGTTAAGAGCTTCAGCTCCAGGTATACTAGCGTTCTGAGTACCATATAAGCTTAAAAGACTACCTGTAAGGTCACTTTGTACAGCTTGGTAGGTAGCTAGACCAGCGGTTGAGGTTTCTAACCTACGAATACTGTTAGGGATAGTCTCTAACATCACCCCACCAGCACGGTAGTCTAAAGTGTGTTTCATCACTCCGTTAGCGTTGGCTACTAATGGTGGTACAAGGTTCATCTTAACAGCCTGGAAGTAGAAGTTTCTAATCCCGTCTCTAGCAAACTGCAGGGGTTTGGCACGTTGGAAGTCTCCCAATCCGTAAAAGGAATCAAATAAAGGTTGTGAGTATTTAATTACAAAAGGTATTCTACCGTTTTTATGAGGATTTTTTACCTTTCTTATAACTACACAGTTGTTATCTGGGGCAAAGGTTATCCACTCACCATCTTCACCAGCTTCATATCTAGTAGCTAGGCAAATACCTCTTTTACTAGCTTGGGGGGTACGTTGGCGGACTACAAAACTATCTTTATCTTGGTCTGGGTCATTTCTGGTATTTTCGGCACTATCTATAAGAGTCTGCAGACCTGCTTTATCCCAACCATCACCATCTTCTGCATTTTTAAGGATTTCTTTAAGTTGTTTCTTTCCCATATAAGTAAGAGCCGTGACATAATCCATGTCTTCTATAGACACTCTACCCTGCTGGGGTACGAGGTTTCTAGGGTTCCATAGCCAACAGTCTGGGCCTATATAGCCTGTAGAGGATACGTTCCAGTCATAGAACATTGGCATATACCCATAAACAGAAGAATAAAGTTGCCAAAGGTTAAGTTTCTCTTGAAAAGGTCTTTGGGCATTAGCGTTAGGATATATCCACTTTTGTCTTAGTATATCCATAAAAGCAGCTTTACCTATGTCGGCTTTACCAGCTGATTTAGTCTCACCCTCAGGTAGTTTGGCAATCACTCTATCGGCACGTTCTTTAGCTAGTGTCATAGCATAACTATCGGTTATTTTACTTTTATCGGTAGTACCCGTAACAGAATCGTAAACTTGGCTAATAAGCATGGACTCATAAGCATCAAAAGAACCTATATAGTCTTTATGAATACTCCAGTCTTCTTCATACTCTTTTTTATATTTGTATTCCATTTTTTACCCCTTTTAATATTTAGTGTCTTTTTTATCAAATATTCCTATAAGTTGGATGTTACCTTGTTTCATTACTAATTTTATATGAGCCTCGCCACTAAAGCTAGCTTCAATTAACTTTTTTAACATTTGGGTTAGGTCGTCAACTGCTTCTTGGTTGTTAACGTATCTAAGAGTCTCTTCTGATACGGTAGATAGTTGAACTGTTTTACGGTCTACTCTTTTAATAGATAGATTTATCTCACCGTAGGGTACTGATTCTATAATTCTATGGAGGTCTTTAATGTAGTTAGGTGGCATAATTTTATTATACTCTAAAAGCCATAATCTCCGAATTGCTTCAATACAGATGATTGGGGGATTTTAGCGTCTTTCTGCACTCCATATTTAAGGTGGAGCACTAGGTATCTTAAAGCGTCTGGGCCGTGGTCGTCTTCTTTGACTGGTACTTCATTAGGATTTCTGTTGGGTACGTCTTCTGGGTATTTGTAGGATTCCATCTCTCTAATAAGGTTCTTACAGTTTTCAGTTATATATAATACAGGTTTAGGTGGGCCTACAAGTTGGATTCTGGGTTTAAGTTTAGTTCTTATAAGGTCTATACCGTGGATTATACTATCTTGGCGTTTTACTACTGGTACGATAGGGAACTCTTTATTCATAGTCTCTATAGCGTCTCTAGCTGCGGAGTCACCTACCATCAGTATAAGAGCCTTACCTTTAAGTTTGTCTCTTATCCTAGGGATAGTATCTTGTAAGGTAGATTCTCTAGCGTAAACCTCATCAAATACCCACCAATTTTGGTCTTTATCCACGCCTACAAATAAACAAGCAGTAGTATGGTAGCCAAAGTCAATCCCAGCATAAATACTCATATCATCAGGTATATCCTGATATTTTGCGACATGCACTTTTCTGCTAAAAGATGGGTACACAGCCCCCTGAACGCTCCTAAACTCTAACTCGTACTCCTGTAGGAAGCTAGCGAGGGTTCCTTTCATCTCGGCATCTCTTCTAGCCGTCTTCATATGCTCAGCGTTAACATAGGGAGAATCTCGCCAAGTAGCCTGTAAGAAAAACCAAGTGGGGTCACTTCTTCTTAGCTCTATAAGCTCCCAAAAATGATTATAGCCCCTCGGAGTACCCATAAATATAGCCCAACCATTAGTAGTGGAGAACATCGGCTCATAAACAGTATCCCAATTACCAGGGTCTTGGTCAGCATACTCGTCAAAGATAATCCCGTTAGCTCTAAAGCCACGGTGGGAATCGGCTTGGTCGCTACCTAAAAGTTGTATGGTGCTTCTAGGCTTAGTGGGGTCGTGTTCTACTTGGATTGTCTCTCCACCAGGGAGTTTTACTGGGCCCTTAACATAATTGAGTTCTATTAATAGGTCTTGTTCGTTTGTCTTATATACAAGCTCTCTCGGGATTAATGGAACGTATTGCCGCCAAACCACTTCATGAGCCTGTTTATAGGTCTTAAACACCACAAAATACCGACCTTGGTGGATTACAGCACTTAACCAAGCATGAGAGGTTGCAAAGTAGGTTTTACCTACCTGCCTACCGAAGAATAGGATACCTCTCTTATAACCACCTGTAAGAAAAGCTAGATGGGCAGAAACCTGTTTTTTATGAGGCTTATATGACATTTAAATGCCTATTTTATAGTTGTAGATAGGTTATTAAACGGCATTGGGGAGCTTTCTACCGAACTAATCTCATAATAGTCTACTACTTGGTTACCAATTACCATTTGTTTCTTATTTTGCTTCTTATTAGTGTTAACTGGGGAATAAAAAGCCTCTAAAAGCCAATTCTTTACTCTTAAATAACGCATTTCATCTAAAAAAGCCTTTTCTTCAAAGTCTTCTACCTTTAAACCGTTTTCTCTAGCTACAGATAAAGCAGCATCGGGGTCTTCAAAAAATATCATCTGCCTACGAACGTACCTACCATCGGTTTTTTCACCGTTATCATCAAACACCACGCCTATAAGCTGAACTGTAAATTGAGGTTCTGCTACTCTACGGTTATCTAGGGTAGTATAAGAGCTGGTTTTAACGCTAAACTCTAACTCCCAGTTCTCTCCAAAGGCGAATCTAGCTAGTCTAGGCTCCTTGGCTAGTCTTTCACTAGGGTCAGGATAATAAGCAGGGTCAGTATTGAACTTATTTAAAGTACCTATAAGCCCACTAGCTGTTATTTGGGGATTCCCAGTTGACATCTGGGGCCCCTCTTTTACTTCTTTTGTTTCTATAAGTTTTTTAAGTTCTTCTACTTGTCTTTTAAGCGAGTTATAATCCTCGTTAGAAATAGTTTCTTCTACTTCTTCTTGTTTTTCTTCCTCTTTTTTTTTGTCCCTTAACTCTTTCATCTTGGCACCCCAAGCTTTTTTTTCCGCTTCTGTCATTTTACTCTCCTATTAATTAGTTATTTTAGAGAATGTGTGTATTTGACTGAATTATACATCTTCTCCACCAGTTAAATCAATATTAAAGCTTAGCACCTCACTACGCTGTTCTATCCTCTGGGTAGCTTTACCCTCTACCTTATCATGTATATACATGGCTGCGTTCTGGGCGATTTCCCTCTGGCGGGGTTTGTCGTGGTCGCCCCAATCCTTTACGGTGTTAATTAAAGTGCTCTCAACTAACGTCTTAGAATCATGCAGGAGACTCTGGACTCCCTTAGAGTTTTTAGCTACATAAGCCCGAAAAGCATCATTCTTACTCCCCCCGTATATCTCAGCAAACTTAGCTTGGTCACTTCTACCATCCTGAACCATTAAGGCCTTAGCATAGGCAATCTGTTTTTCTGTAGCCTTAGCTTTAGCGGGTCTACCAAACTTCTTCTGGCTAAACTTAACCCTACAAGTCGGTCTATCGTACATCTGCTGTTTATTAGTTGGAGTAAACTCTTTCTTACAATATCTACATTTCATTTCTTACACCCTTTCTGTAGGCAATTACCATTAGCAAGTGGAGTTCCATGAACCTTACACAATTTATTATCTCTTCTAAATGTTGTTGGTAAGTCAACATCTATCACATTATCCTTAAAAGTTGTCAACCTAGTGTTGCGTGTGATTGGCTTAAAAATAGGTTCTACTTTTTTTTCTTGTAAAATCCCAGAAATAGCCTCTGCTTTATTTGGCAAAGCTTTCCAGGCATCCATATCATCTACTCTTATATAAACTGTTACATTTGGCATATATACTCCTTATACAGTATACATTATACAGTATAGTGTATACATTATACAGTATATTTATGGGGAGTATTATCACAGACAGAGAATGATACTTCTTTTCCTATATTATATATATACTTTCACTTGTTACTTGCAAAACCGCCCCTGTTGGGGGGGTAGGGTAACGCATTTATTTATTTATTTTTATTTTTTTATTTTTTTATTTTCTTGTATGGTGTCTGTATCTGTTAGGATTGGCACTTAACAGAGGTAGCACTACAATACAGTCTATATGTGTACATGGCTATACGTATACTGTACAGTACACCACTACCCCTGTTATTAGCTATATTGTGCGACATTAAGTTATTAGTTTTAGA